TAACAAATGGTGCAATAGCTGGACTTTGTGCAGTTTGTAAGAACATTGTCAATCTTTGAGAACGTACTTCTTTTTGCATTAAGCTATTTGTACCAGTAGCTCTAACTTCTAAATCTCCTTTTACATCTAAGTCACCTTCAAAGAACTGCATATTCCATTGAAAGAAAGACTCTCCAAGTGGTCTTAATAAAAAGTCATCAAGATTCTTGACAACAGTTTTAATATTAAGACTTGATGCTCCTAGTAACATAGACATGCCTGAAGCAGTTCTTGTCATACTTTGAACACCTGTTTGTCCATGTGAATAACTAGGTATTCCAGTTTGTTCATCTGCAAGTTGTCTAAACTTGTCAAACATCATCATATTTTCAGGTGCAGTGTTTGGAAACTTTAAACCATGTATAGCTTGTCCGGGCATACCAGCTTGTCTTCTAAATATTTTACCCGGATATATTTCCATTGACTGTCCACCTACCAAAGCTGATTCGTCAACATCAAAGACTAACGAACCTGCCATTGCTAGATTATCAATAGCCATTCTTGCATGACCATTCATAATCTGTTGTGAATCATCCATATTTTCTGCTACACCAATACCAAAAAAATTATAAGGATTTCTTTCGTATGGAAAAGCATGATAAGGTATTCTGTATGGAGTAAATGGATTAATTACTGCTCTAAGTAATCTAGTACCACAAATCCACGCATTAATTTGAACT